CGGTGGCTATGATGGTTTCAGGTATTCACTTCCAGCTGGGCGCAAAAAAGGCAAGTGGACACCCGAAATAAAAGACGTGCGACTATGCTCTCGCGGCTATCACGTTGTGGAGCTGGAGCATTTGCTAGACTGGCGCGGGATGCTGCTTTGTACGGCTGAGATCGGCGGCGAATTCTGGCATGACGCGACAAAAACAGTTGCCGGTAAAATCCGGCTGCTAAGAATCGTGCCCGGTTGGAACGGGAAAAACCTGCGATTGTTCGCCGCAGACTGCGCGGAGCATGTGCTCCCAATTTTCGAGAAGCGTTATCCAAACGACAACCGCCCTAGATTAGCCATTGAAGCAGCGCGGGATTTTGCAATGGGGAAAATATCCATAGAAGCAAGGCTAAAGGCGCGTGATGATGCTGATGCTGCTGCTATTGCTGTTGCTACTTATTATGCTGCTGCCGCTTATGCTGCTTATTCTGCTGCTGCTTATGCTGAGCATGCTCATCATTATGCTGTCGGTTATGCCGCTGCTGCTCATTATGCTTCCGCTTATGCTGGTGCTGCCGGTTATGCTACAGCTGCCGCTTATGCTGCCGGTTGTGCTGCTGGTGCTGATACTGCTGCTGGTGCTGATGCTGCTGCTGGTGCTGATGCTGCTTATGCTGCAGCAACGGCTGAAAAAAAGTGGCAGATAAATCGGCTGCGCTTTTATCTCGGATTGTCAGCCTAAAAGGACAAAACATGGACTCTATCAAAACCAAACATCCCGAAGCGGCCTAGCCCGAATGACCGGCGGAAAAATGGCGGAAGGTGAGATAGGACACGATTAACGTGTGCAAACGGTGCTCCGGAGAGCCGCTGACCACACTGTCTGAGGCCCAAGCCATGAGGATTTCCGAACCGATGAAACAGACCCTCTGGATAGCCACGGCCTGCTGGTATCTGCTGGCTTACCACGCCTCCGTGAACGGGCACCTCCCGTGGGTACTCTGGTTCGGTACCTGGGGGCTTGTCACCGGCATGTGGGCATTGGGAGTGAACAGCAAAACGGGACTGTGGTATAAGGCCCGACAATGAACAGCAACGGCGATGGTGTAAAGCACCGCCCCAAACACCTGAAGCCCCCCTGGCCGAAGGGAGTCAGCGGCAACCCCAACGGCAGGCCGGTGTCGGCCATCACCCTGATATCCAAGCAGAAGGAACTCTACGCCACAGAGGCGCCTCCGGAGATGCTCAAGGGCTTCGAGCAGTTCATCCCCAAGGAGTGGAGGAACAGGAAGATCACATGGCTAGAGGCCCAGGTGATCCGCAATAGCTCCAAGGCGATGTCGCTTAAGTTCGGGGACTTCATGGCCAAGACGATATGGGAGCAGCTGGAAGGCAAGCCCACCATACAGATATCCGGCCCCGGCGGTGGCCCCATAGGCATCACCAACCAGAGGGTCAACCTGAAGAACCTCTCGGACGAGCAGCTGGAGCAGTGGAAGAACCTGATGGAGATAGCAGGGGAGAACGATGAGACATAAACATTTGTGCTTCCACTGCGGTACGGCGTGGTTTTGCCAATGTGACCTAACGACATCCGGCATCGGAGTTCTGTTCATGTGTGCGAACTGCTTTGGTCGGTATACTGAATGGCAATACTCCCTGACGACAAAGAGCCGCTACAAGTACTGGCGAGAGGGATGGTCGAAGGAGTTGGAAGTTAAGGAAGGCCATGTTGGAGCGCCGCGCAAATGAAGGTTGAGCCGTACTGCAAGAACTGTGGCGGTATGGGCCACTACGACTCTCAGTGCACCGTACAGCCTCTAAAGGTCAAGGGACCGTCACGACAGCGTGTGACGGTACCATCACCGTCACAAAGCATCGTGACGAAGCATTGTCCTACCTGTACCTGTAAGCCACCAAGGACAGCAGCAGAACGCGCCAAGGCATACCGGCAACGCAAAAGGCAATGACCAAGCTACCTCCTAACATCTTCCCTCCCACCCTAAAGGCAGACATCGACGCCGAGCTATCGGAGCGTAGCCTGTACCACTTCGTCAGGACGTCCTGGCCGGTGGTCCACGCTACCGAGCCGTTTGTCCCCAACTGGCACATCCAGGCTATCACCGACCACCTGTCGGCCGTCGTCAGGGGCGAGATCAACAACCTGCTGATAGAAGTGGCCCCGCGCATGACCAAGTCGGTCCCTACCTCGATCTGCCTTGTACCGTGGACGTGGCTACAGGACCCGTCGTTCACGTTTATCTACGTGTCGTTCGCCATCCACCTAGCCTCCGACCACTCCACCAAGGCAAGGCGCATCATCGAGTCTACGTGGTACCAGCACTACTGGAGCGACCGGTACAAGCTGGCCTACGACCAGAACGCCAAGCTCAAGTTCCAGAACGACCACACCGGCAGCCGTGAGGCCTTCGGTATGGGCGGCGTGACAGGGGCCGGCGCGAAGTGTGTCATCGTGGACGACCCCTCGGACACCAAGGACTGGACCTCGCCCATCAAGATGAAGTCCACGGTGGACACCTACGACGCCTCCATCCACAAGCGGGTGAACAACCCCAACGACCCCCGCCGTATCGTCATCATGCAGAGGATCAGCGACAAGGACCTAGCCGCCCACCTCCACCGGCAGGGCGACTGGGAGGTGATCACGATACCGATGGAATACGACCCCAAGCGCAGCAAGGTGTCGAGCATCGGGTGGAAGGACCCCCGCAGGATACCGGGGGAGTTACTTTGCCCTAACCGCTTCGACCGTAACGAGGCGGACAAGGAGCGACAGAGGACACCGCGGATATACTCGGCCCAGTACCAGCAGGCACCGGCAGCCGACGAGGGGGCGATATTCAAGAGACAGAACTGGCGTCACTATGCAGATGAGCCGAGAGACGCTGTTAAGAGAATGTCGGTGGTCATTCAGTCATGGGACCTGACTACCGGCGGTGTCGATCCTGGAACCAGCAAGGCATGTGGTCAGGTATGGGGCAAGATGGCGGGGTCGGAGAACATCTACCTGCTAGACCGGATACTGGGCTACATGGACATGCAGCAGACCTTGGACGCCATCAGGGCGATGAGCATCAGGTGGCCGGAGGCACGCGCCAAGGTGGTCGAGAACAAGGCGGCTGGACCGGCCGTCATAGCCCTGCTGAAGAACGAGATCGCCGGTATCATTCCCTGGCCACCACACGGCGAGAAGATGTCAGACAAGATCACCAGGGCCTACGCCATCCAGCCGTTCCAGGAAGGGCGTAACCTGATCGTCCCCAACCAGTCGTGGGTGGAGGAGTTCATAGAGCTATGCGCGGCGTTCCCTGAAGGCGAGTTTGACGACGACATAGACGCTATGACCCAGGCGATCCTGTACCTCGAGAGAGCACCCAAGCCGACAGCACCGGAAGCAGTTGGAGTTGCGACACGATGGCTACGTTGATCGACCTGTACAACGAGCTATACGCCCTGACCAACGCCCTTTGTGGCGAGTGCACAAGACCGTACTCCTGCTGTGAGGACGCCGGTTGCGGTCAGGCCAAGCAGTGGGCAAGGGTGATCTACAAGACCGTCCTTCAGGAGCACAACAGGACGGAGACCCCGTACCTGACCCACTACGGGTGCTCCGTGGAGGCGCACATACGACCACTCTGCACCACCTACCTGTGTCCCGAGGCCCGCACCAAGGCGCCGCCACGGTTCATGGAACTGAGAGCCGAGATAGCCCTAGAGGAGGCAAAAAGATGGAGACCGACGACAAACCCGACGCCATGAGCATCGACGAGATCGAGGCACAACCCATACCCAAGCCAGCCAAGCCGACCACAAAGTATGCCGTCCCTACGGGCGTCGGTCGTACCGGCTGGTCACTGGGGAGAAGCAAGTACCATAGCCGCCGTGATGACACCGAAGACTTCGAGGACGGCGCCGTGATCGGGGCCAAGGTTGTCAGGTAACTAACATTTTCTTGCCCATCTTCTTCGCAGGTGATATATCCGGCCCCATCATGGACGCCTGGATACTGGCCAACCGAGCCTTGGAGTTTCAGCTACGCGACTGTGACCTGACCAACACCATCCGCGAGGAGATACAGGACGAGTTCATGTGGGACCATCACGCCTATGCCTACGGTGGTTCCAAGTGTGAGCGGACGGCCGAGTCGTTCTGGATCGCCATCCACACCAACTACTGTCAGCAGGTAAGGGACGCCTAGAATGGCCGAAGCACCCACTACCAACGGCAAGACTCCCTACTTCCGCGAGATCGGCGGGACCGGCCTAAACCTATACACCGGCTACACCCTTCAGGAGGACTTCCAGCGCGAGCTCCAGGGGATCAACGGGATCAAGATATACGAGGAGATGGGCTGCACCCCTATCGTGGGGGCGATCCTGTTCGTCATCGAGCAGATGGTGGCCCAGATCGAGTGGAAGATAGAGCCGGGGTCCGACCAGCCAGCCGACAAGGAGCCAGCCGACTTCATCCAGGGCTGCCTGTTCGACGACATGAACCAGTCCTTCACCGACACCCTGTCCGAGATATGCACGTTCTTCCAGTACGGGTGGGCATGGCTCGAGGTGGTCTACAAGATGCGCAAGGGGCGCGACGTCCCCAACTCCCAGGCCAAGTCCAAGTTTACAGACAACAAGATAGGGTGGCGCAAGTGGGGACTGAGGGGCCAGAACACCCTGGACGGGTGGGAGGTGGACGACTCGGGCGGTATCGTGGCGATGCTTCAGCGCTTACCGACCAACCCCGGTCAGCAGCTAAGGATCCCCATCGAGAAGTCCCTACTATTCCGGACCCGGGTGGAGCGCAACAACCCCGAGGGCAAGGCTCTTGACCCGGAGACGCCGATACCAACACCGAATGGCTGGCGCAGGTTAGATGACCTACAAATAGGAGACAAGGTTTTCGACGAAACAGGAAGAATTCGATATGTGACAGCACGCGCAGACTGGGAAGATCGCCCTTGTTATGAGGTGAGGTTCGACGGCGGTCACCGAATCGTAGCAGATGCGAATCACGAATGGCTCACCCAATCAATTGACGAGCGAGTTTGTAGCAGCAGGGCAAAAATTAGAACAACGGAACAATTGGCGCAAAGAGTCAAAGCGCATCGCGGCAAGGTCTCGAATTTTTCCGTCCCTTGGGCCGGAGCCTTAGACTATCCTGAACAAACTCTTCCGCTTGACCCTTATTTTCTCGGCCTTTGGCTCGGCGACGGAGACACTAACGGAGCGAGGATTAGCTGTCATGCCGACGATTGCGATGAAACGGCAGAACTACTCGTGGCGTGTGGTTATAGAGTTGCGATTCTGCCCAATGGGCCCATTGAAGGCAAGGGAAGGGCGATCAGGGTTCTAGGAGATAAAAACTGGTCTAACGATGGACCGCAAGCGATGTTGACTGTTATGGGGCTGCGTGGCAACAAGCACATCCCTGAAGCATACCTCAAAGGGTCAATCACACAACGAATGGCTCTATTGTCGGGTCTAATGGATAGTGACGGGACTGTCGATAAGGACGGGAGATGCGAGTTTATAAACACCAACAAGGAACTCGCAGAAGCGGTAGCTGAATTGGTGCGCTCATTGGGTGTTGGTGCCTTATTTGGGGTGCGAAAACATGCAACGGAGCTGCGGTCGGATGCATGGGCGGTAAGGTTTACTCCTGATTTTCAGCCGTTTCGTCTAAGCCGCAAAGCCGCGAAGTGCAGAATTGAGCGTGCTCGCAAGAACCACTACATCACAGAGATAATACCTACATCGCCGCGCCGCACAGTTTGTATCGAAGTGGACTCACCGAGCCATCTCTATCTGGCTGGTCATAGAATGGTGCCGACTCATAACTCTCTACTCCGTAACGCCTACCGCCCGTGGTTCTACGGCAAGAGGATCGAGGAGATACAGGCCATAGGAGTAGAGCGGGACTTGGCCGGTCTGCCGGTCCTGACACCCCCGGATGGTGTGGACCTCTGGAACAGTAACGACCCCATAGCGGCATCCTCCAAGCACGACGCCGAGGTGATGATCAAGTCGATACGCCGCGGTGAGCGGGAGGGTGTCCTTAAGCCGTTCGGGTGGACCCTTGAGCTGCTGGCGTCCGGTAGTCGGCGCAACTTCGACACCTCCACCATCATCAAGGACTACAACGTCCAGATAGCCCAAAGCTGCCTTGCCGACTTCATCTTCCTGGGACAGGGCAAGACCGGCAGCTGGGCGCTATCGAGCGACAAGACCGATATGTTCGTCCTTGCCCTCGGGGCCTATCTCCGTAGGATCAAAGACGTAGTGAACCGTCACGCTATACCGACCCTGCTAGAGGCAAACGGGATGGACTTCGAGGACCCGCCACACCTGGAACACGGCGACATCGAGACCCAGAACCTCCAGGAACTGGCAGCCTACATCACCGCACTAACCACCGCGGGGGCGATCTCGTTCCCCGACCTCGAGCTAGAGCGCCACTTACGGACCGTGGCCGACCTGCCCCCTATGGGTGAGGAACAGGAACAGGCAGAGCAGGACTACATCGACGCCGGTGGACTCGACAAGCCTATGCCGGGAGAGACGCCGCCAGCACCGCAACCAAACGGTCAGGACGGTCAGGTGATGACTAAACGCGAGGCGTGGAAGAAGCTCAACGAGTTGCGCGAGACGATGAAGGCGCAGAAGAACGGAGGCCATCCATGAGGACTATCGAAGTCAGACCCTTGGGGATAGGACTGATCCTGACCATACTTGCCGTTGTCTGTTTTGCCGTGGCGACCATCGGGGCGCCGCAACTGAGCAAGGTCAACTGGATCGCCCTCGGTTTGTTCTTCTGGTCGCTTGCCTCGGTGATACCGTGATGGACAAAATATTAAAGTTAGGAGGCCGCTATGTACATCATTCTGATTGTCATCTTGGTCTTGTTACTGGTGGGTGGCCTACCGGCATGGCCCTACTCGACAGCCTGGGGCTACGGCCCGTCCAGCGCCATCGGAGTGGTCGTCGTCGTGCTACTGATTCTGATGCTTATCGGCGTGCTAAGATAGAAACCATCAAACCCCTAACAGGAGGCATTTATGGCAAATAACGAACAAGAACAGGAACAGTCCGAGGAGGCCCACGCCCGTAACGCGGAGCGGGAGACCTACAAGCAGTCCTTGAGAGACCAGGGACTAGCCGAGGGTAGCTCTGAGTGGGATGCCAAGATGGAGGAGTGGAACCAGCAGAACGCCCCCGGCCAGACGCGGGAGAGAAAGCTGTCCGAGGTCACCCCGCCGTCCGAGCTGAAGGTCCAGCTGGAGAACAAGGCGATGGCCAAGGTCAGGGAGCACGCCAAGGAGGTCGACAAGCGGAGTAAGGCCCTGTCCAAGGACAAGCACCGCCAGGAGGAGATCGCCAAGCTGCAGGCCGAGCAGAGAGAGGCCGACGACAACGAGCGCATCCAGAAGCAGGTGGCCAACCTCGAGACGCGCCACCAGGACGGCTCCCTCACCGACTCCGAGTACATGGAGCTGATGATGCACCCGCACCACGTCAACATCGGCAGCGGACACGGCAATCCAGCGTAAGTGATATTTTCCACATACCTCACCAAGTTCGCCGCTATCTTGCCTGCGGTTCATATCTCCAAGGCTGTGAACCGCAGGACCCT